GCCATCGTTACAGATCCTTCTTCAGATATACCCAGCCGCTGTCGACGGAGAACGGGACGTATCCATCTGCCGTTTTTTTACGCAACTGGATCTGCTTGTCGTACAAGACTTTGACAATGTCGATCTTGTAGTCGTTTTGCCACGGCTCTAGTTCGATCACAGGCTCTTCAACCTTGGGGATCGGTGCGGCCGACGGCCGTTTCTGAGCTGGTTTCTTTACTCTTGTTCCTGGCTTTGGGTCCATAGCGCCTCCTATTGGCATGACTCGCACGACTCGGGGTTTTCCAAGTCGCAGGATTGTTCGATCAGTTCATCGGCGTCTTTGCCCCAGTCGATACCGACTGTGCCGTATTCGCCCATCAGTTCGCCATCTTCGTACAGCTCTGCCAGTGTCTTGGGATCAGTCATTTTCTTCGTCGCCGCTTTCACTTATCCACAGGTGTCCTGTGGTTGTGGATTCTAATACAGATATCTGGCCGTCGTCCAAGTAAGCGATCCCGTTCAGGGCATCCAGCACTGCCTTCATGTAGTTGTCGATGTCGCCTCGCAGCACAGTTGGCAGCTCTGTAGGAGCAACTTCGATCCACATGCCGTTCTTGTCGAAGTCGACCGTGACTTTCACTGGTCCTTCTAGTGGTTTGCGTCGACCGAATCTGGTCTTCCACGCTGCAGCTATCGCAGCCTCGTGTATCTGTGTCGCTGCGGGCGTGAAGACACGCCCTCGGCGACCGAGCCGTGGCCGTTGCTTAACTCTGGGCTTTATCTGTATGTAGGTCCGCATCGGTTTACGTGACATAGGTAGCCTTTCCTCTGTAGTGCTCCAAGACCTGTGCCTCCAGCGTTGGACGCCAGTAGCTGTCTGGGAGATTGTTTGCTCTGTTGACGGAGCGCAGTTCTGCCAAACTGAGGTCTTTAATTCCGATCAACGGGAAACCGTTCTGGGTTTGCGTCTGGTGTCCTTGCCCCTGAGCCTGTGTCGTTGAGCTGGGGTGGTACCACCGTAGATCCCGCAGTCATCTAGTGGCGTTTCTTTCATCTCTTCCATGCGATGTTGCAGACAGTCGGCTACTACGAGGCAGGCGCCGCATGTCGCTAGGGATTCTTGTCTTTTCTGTGGATCTCGGCTGAAGAAAGCTGTGGTGTCTTTGCCTTGGCAGTTCGCTGATGTTCTCCAGTCGTCAGTCATCTTCTTGCCACCAGCGTTTCGACTTGGGCGAGTCTGCGGGGTTCAGTTCGTCGCGAACCAAGTACCAGACCAGGGAGACAAACATCACAGCCCAGATCGCTCCGCAAACGAGGATGGCTGTGTCACTTATTTCTAGATTCATCATGTTCCTTTCGTGTAATACCTGTAGCGGCGTGGTCCGAGTATGCGAGCTATCCACTCTTCGGGTAGCTCGTCGCCTCGTATGTCTTTGCGCTCCTCGGGAGGCAAGTTCAGTGGTCGTTCTTCTGGCGGTAGTACTACTAATCCCATGGTTTCCTTTGGTGTTATGCGGCTTGGCCAGATGCTTTGGCGAGCATCCTGTCGAGTTGTGGGCGTCCCTGGTCTGCTCGGGCCACCCATTTGGGTGCGTGCTGGTCGTGCGCTTCGTACAGGAACCCTTGTGCTTCTGTGAAGCTCAAGTCGCATTTGGCTAGTTCCCGAGAGAAGCTCCACAGCCATTCGGATCGGTCGTCGGAGCGGCCTGCACCTTGCGTGTACATGTGGAACGCTAGACCTGAGAGGCGGTTGCGGGACGACTTGTTGCGTGTGACGGATCCTGTGCCGAAGTTCTTGGCTGTCACTAGCACGGGGGCGTCATACAGGGCAGCTAGGGGTTCTAGCTGGGCGGCTTTAACGGTCGAGGCTGCTGCCTGGTTGGCGAAGTCTTCCAGTGTGCAGTCGACAATCATGCGTCGATGCTCTGCCTCGCCTGGGTTGTTTCCTGGGTACGGCAGCCGCACGTAGTTGCCGACGGCACCGTCAGCGAGAGCTGCTTGCTTCGGGTTGATCTCGCGGGTTGGTGCCTGTGCTAGTTGTGCTGCTGCCAGCAGTGCGTGGCGCATCAACTCTGCGGGCAGCCAGCCGTCAGCGAACACCCATACGTGGTAGCCCTTTGAGCGGGATCGTTCGATCCATCCTGTGATCCCGAACTTGGCGAGAACGGTCGTGATGTTTCGGGCGTGGATCAGCGAAGCTTCTTCGCCCTCGTCTACGTCGATGCAGCCCCAGCAGACAACGAACCCTGTGGGGGCTTTGACCATGGGGTAGACGCCTGCTTGTGGCCCGCCGTCTAGGTGCTGCTCTAGTTGTTCGACCCACCACCTAATTTGGGCTTCTAGCGTCTTGTGCGGGCTGCGGTCGCAGCCGCCTTTCTCGGTGCCGATCACGGCAGGGTTGCCGCCAAAGAGGGCAATGAATGTTTCTTTCATGTCTTTCCTAGAACATCGGGCGGTTAATGATGGGAGTGGGGGCTGGTTGCGCTGCACTCACCTCTTCCTTCAGAGCTGTGAGAGCGGCAGCGTTGTGTGATGCCCTGTCTGTGGTCGGCCCTGCACCGTCGTCGGGCGGCGGGACGTACCCGTCGCCGTCCTGCAGCGTACGGATCGCCCCTGTCTGTGACGTTATGTGCAGGTCCACATAGCCCGTCTTCGACGGGGGACGCTTGTTCTTCACGACACCTACGGTGATCGTGTTCTTCTCCGCTTCACGTTCATAGGCGTCCAGCGACTCGTCTTGGCATTTGCGGAACACTTCGACCACGTAGGTGGCCTCGTTCTCGCCTCCGTAACGCATCGAATCCATGCCTCGTGCTGTGCCTCGGTCGGAGCGTTTGCCTTGATGCAGGCAGACGATGGGGCGTTTCGCTGACTTGGCGAAACGCTTCAGCTCCTGCACCTTCCATGTCACTCCGTCGTGGTCGCCGTCGCCTGGGATCAGCTCCAGATAGTCGATGAAGACTCCCTGTGTAGGCGCACCCCAATACTGTTCGCATTCCATGACGGCTTTGCCCATGTCATCGAAGTCGAGACCCTCGTCTATGACTACAAGGTTCGGGAAGTCGTCTACAGCGACTGCTCTCAGGGTGTCGATCATGTCGTTGTCGCCTGCCTTGATGGCCTGCTCAACGTCTTCGGGGTTCAGTCCTCGCATGATGGCTGCGAGTTTCATCAGTACCAGCTCTGCCATCTCGTCGGGTGTGAACAGGATGAAGCGGCCGTGGGCGTTGTTGCAGATGGCTTGCATGACGAGCTGTGTCTTGCCGCTGTGTGCGCGGCCTGTGACGAAGCACAGGTCACCGTCGCCTACGCCTCGCATCATGACATCAATGTCTCGGATGCCCCACATGAGGCGACCGTCGACGTTCTGCAGGGCGTCGACCAGCGGGTCGACTGCGGACCCGAGGTGGCGAACGAACCTCCATTCGGGGTCAGACACGGGCGGATCATTACCGTCTGCATCTGACCCCGTGCCATGGGAGGTGGTCTGTTGTGCAGCTATTGCTGCTTCGATTTGGGCGTCGTCAAGGATCTGTGGCATGGCCACGGTTCTACCTCCCAGTAGGCGGGTGTGTGGGTTGGAGCGGGCAGGGGCGGCTGTGAAGCTGCACCCCTGCCCATTTCATGGACCTAGTCCAGCCAGAGGGCTAGGGCTGAATCCTTGTGCTTCAAGTCGGGGCTGGTGGGCTTGTACTCGCCAGCGGCCTTCTTGGGGCGGTTGTCCCAGAACTCGTCTGGGGCGATGGCGTAGCGGGCTTTGCCCCACGCCTTGTTAGCTGCCTTCTCTGCTTTGTCTCGGGAGTCTCCCGAGTGTGGCGGCATGGCCGCTACGTTGCCCTGTGGCATCGTGATGACCTGTGCGCCTCCGAAGGCTTCACGGGCTGCGTCTGCGAAGGCATCGGGGCCGCTCTGTGGGACGACCTGTGGGGCTGGGGTTGGGACGGCCTGCAGCACGGTATCGGTGGCCCAGCCTCCGCTACCTGCAAGATCCCATACGACCTTCTCGATGTACGCTGCAGCCGCAGCGAGCGGCTGGTCTGTCTTGTCGGCAACGATCATCTCGATCGCTCCCTTGACGCAGACCTGTGCGACAATCAACTGGTCTTTGGGTGTGAAGTCATTCTTACTCATGTGTGCCCTCCTATGGGCGGTACTGGCAACGAACTCTGCTTGCCGTTGCTCAGATCTACAAGGTACAGCCACTGTTGCAGTGACGTACAATCATTGTGCGAAGTGTTTGCCTTTGCAGTCGTTCCATGCTGGGCACCATTTGGCGCTGCACAGAGCGTGCTGGTCGTTCTTGGGCCAAGCGTGGTCGACACCTACGCCCTCGTACAGGGTCACGAACGAGCGTAGCTGCTCTGCAAGCCATGAGGCGTGCCCGATGTTGCGCGTTGTGTGGAACAGTTTGGCGATGGGTTGTGTGGACTTGGACACGACTGCGTATGTGAAGTCGACCTCGGCCATCGCGCTCGTAGGCGCTTCTTTCCACATCAGCTCCATGGCTGCGTCTTCGCCGTGCGCCTCGACAAGGTCAACGATGGTAGCTGCGACACAGTAGAAGGTGGGCTGGACGTGCCAGCGGTCGATCTCCCACCCTTGGTAGCGTTCGATCTGGGCTGCGGTCTTCCAGTCCCAGATACGGCCGTTGATGTCGCGTGCGTCCCATGCGCCCTTGAGGCGTATGGTGCCGTCGGCTGTGAGGGGGACGTTGAAGAGGCGTTCGATCTCTGCAGGGTCTACTGGCGGGATCGATGGCACGACGCTGACGTTCATGCGCGATGCACAGCCCACCAGTTTTCCTCGCAGGGTGTCGTCTCCTTTGATCTGGATCCGTTCGAAGTCTTCGGCTTCCATGCGTGCGTCGAGCCACGCCACAGCGTCCTCTTCGGCTTCGCTGTGACTCAGCCCGTGCAGACGTGACTCCATGTACTCGTGCAGGGCTGTGCCCAGCACTGTGGCGTCTGTGTCTGGCGAGTCCCATTCGGGATCGAACGCTGAACGTCTGCTGCGCTCGGGGCACAGCAGAAAGTCTTTGGCCCACGACTGACGGAACGTGTACGTCTTCCTCATGGCCTGCGGCCTTTCCCTCGGGCGAGGCGGGTGCGTTCTGTGTTGGTGGCGGCGTCGCCGCCGTTGCGGTTCAGGAACTGGTAGAACGCCCACTGGGTGCCGTCGAACCCCATGTCGACCATGTGTCTGTACACGTCTGCCTTGGTCAGGTGTGGGTTCGCACGCCACACAGCTTCGCCGTACTTGTTGTACATGCGTCGCACAGACCTGATCCCGTGCGGTCCTCGGGCCTGGTCGGGTGACTCGTTGTGGATCTTGTACGCCTCCAAGATCTCTATCCACACAGGGTAGCGGTCCTCCTCGACCCACTCGTAGAACTCGTCCATGATCTCTGCGAAGTCATGGACACGAACCTGCTGCTCTAGGTAGTCGAGCAGCGGCAGCTCCTCAGGCACTCTGTAGACGCCCCCATGTACGTGCGTAGGAGTTGTGATGATGACATCGTCCAGATCCCTGCGTGGGCCTCCTGCGAGGATGTCGGCCATCTCGACGTTGTCCATGTAGCCCATGTCAGCCGTCCAGCCCGAGGCGTGCTGGGCGGGTGTTGGGCCTGTGTGCTGGCCCTCCGCTGACCCAGAACGACATCTTTTCGTCTACGACGACAAACATGTCGGGGCATCCGAGGGATCGGTCTGCGTGCCATTTGCGTACGGCTGCGATTGCTGACGGGAGATCGTCTGCGTGCATCTCTACGTCAACGTCGTTGCCTTCACCGAAACCGAGGATGATCTCGATCCCCATACCTGGCTCGCATTCGTCTGGGTCTGCATGTGGGTCTGCAGGGTAGATCATTGCTGATGTGTTCATTGTGTACTCCTATGATTGCGGGACTTGAAATCCAACTATTGCGGACATCAGGCAACCCGCCACCCCTGTGTGGGACGGCGGGCTGCTTGTCGCCTACAAGTCTCGACTGTGCATGAGCGGCTTGGGTGCAGGCTGCACGGCCACGCTTGTGACCCACCACTCATCTCTGTCGTTCGCTTGGAAGGTTTCCAGCATCTGTTCGGCGATGCCTTCCATCTGCTTCAGGTACACGGCTTTGCCCTCGGGCAGCCCGTCACGTAGGTGGACGTTCAACACGAGCCTCATCTGATGCCTGCTGCCTGCTGCATCAGTGACGCTGCGAAGTCGTCCATCGCTTCGGCTGTGCCGCATGCGGAGCAGACCATGGTCTTGTTGTCCTTGCGGGACAACGCTCCTGGGTACAGCCCTGGCGTGTCGTTGTTGGGTATGTAGCCCT